TCACCATGAGCCCGACCCCGTCCGCGCCAGCCAGGACAGGGCATTCAGCCCGGTGCGCAGTCCGCTCTGGCCCCCGGGCGTATCCGCCAGTCGCCGGGCGCGGTTTTCCAGGGCGTTGCGCTCGAGCCGTCCATCGTATCGCGCATTGAGGGCTTCCAGCTCGGCCAGGGCTGCGTCCTGGGCGGCGATCAGGGCGTTGGATCCGCCGGCGCCGGTTCCGCTTTCAGCATATCTGGCCGCCTGGGTCGCAAGAAGCTGGCGGTTGCGCCGGCGAATCTGTTCCTCCGTCGCAGCCGACTGCTCCGCCGAGGCTGCGGCCTGGCTGCGGGCCTGCTGCACGTCATGGCGCTGGCTGGCCGCCCTGGCCTGGCCGTCCGCCACCTCTCCGGCGATCCTGGCGGCCGCCGCCGCGGCTGTCAGGGTTGGTCCGATCCAGGCCATGTCCGGTCTCCTGTCTGATGAGGATTGATGATCGCCCAGCGCTCGGCGTCGCCGCCGTCCTGGCAATAGGCCCGCATCCGGCCTTCTGGCGAAAAACCCAGCAGGCGGACCCAGCGCGCTGCGGGCGCAAAGTTGCAGGCCGTGACGGCCTCGATGCGCCGATAGGGCGTGGTCTGAAGATAGCGCCGGACCACCTTGGTCGCCGTGACCATGGCCGCCCCGGTATCCCGGGCCAGCAGGGTCCAGGCCAGGCCGCGCCCACCGCCCAGGTCCTGCACTCCGCCGCAGCCGATGATCCGATGTCCAGAAAACAGGCTCCAGGCCTCCCTCGTCGCTTCCAGCGCCTGAAGGGTTTCAGGGTAGAGCTCGCTCCGGAAGGGCGCCTGGGCCGGCTGCAGCACCAGGGTCTGCAGATGGGACGCCGCGAAGGGCAGGACGGTCAGGGCCTTACCCTTCATGGGTCGCCAGCTCCGGAAACAGGGCGATGAGCGTGAACGGAAACACATCATCGCCTTCCAGGGCGATGGTCGCCGCCCCGTCGAACCCGCCGGGAAAGGTCTGGACCAGGTCGCCCGTCCAGAGGGCCGGCGCAGCGTCCATGGCCGAGCCGGATCGCCGGTACTGAAGCGGGTCGCAGGCGCCGGGCGCCGGCCCGAACCGTCCGCCCAGGCTCTCCAGCAACCGCACCGTCAGACGGTGGATCCGCTTGCTGCGGCCCTGTGCGGTCCCGAGGGTCGCGCCTGCCTCCAGCGGCATGAGCTGTGCGCCATAGGGCGCCGCCAGGCCGGCCACGACCCGGCTGGCGGGCCTGGCCAGGGTGACGCCGCCACCGGTCACTGTCCGGTCCGGATGGGCTGCGCCATCGGCCTTGAGCCGGATGACCGCGCCCTCCAGATGTTCCAGCCCGCCCAGGGTCAGGGTGGGCGCTCCGTCATAGGTCAGGGCGCTGTTGGCATAGACCGCCAGGGCCTGGTCCTCTCCCGGCTCATGCTCGGGCGCCAGGACCTCGACATAGCGCCGCTCGAGGCCATTGATCAGACGGCGGACGATCAACCAGACATCGTCGCGTTGGCCATCTGGAGAAGGGATGACAGCGACCGATTCCACCGCCCCGCCCAGGCTGTGCCGCCGCCAGGCCAGGACCTGCTGTTCGAGGTTCAGGGTCAGGGCCTGCAGGCTGCCGTCGCTGCAGACGCACCAGATGGATTCATGCGGCGTCTGCTGCCAGGCCATGGCGATGACCGGAGGGATCAGACCCCGGTAGCGGTTCAGGTCCAGGGCCTCATAGCCATCCTGGCCCGGGACCAGCAGCCGCAGGCGCCGCCCCAGCTTCTCGACAAACACCACCCCGGCGCCGACCAGCACCGGCTCGACCCCCAGGCCGCCCCAGGCGGTTTCGGGGTTCTGCTGGGTGTTGCCGGGGCCATAGGGTTGCTGCGTCGTCTGCTGGCGCAGGCTGTGTTCGCCGCCATTGGTGCCCACCAGCAGCACGGACCGCGTGGGCATCACCCATTCGACCGGATTGCCCTGGACCGACTGGATGGACAGCACCACGGCGCAATCGGCCAGCACCTCGCCATTGGCACGGGCCTCGAAATTGGCGAAGTCACCGGCCGTCGACTGCCAGACCTGCTGACCGCGAAACCAGCTCAGCCGCTCCCGGAAGAAACAGACATTGTCCGGCCAGCCAGCGGCCGCCGACCAGGCGCCATGGGCCCAGCGATGGGTCGGCCGGCTGGCCAGCTGCCCGGGCAGGCGGGACAGGACCACGCCGCTGGCCTGGGTCGGACCAGCCACGTCCGTGATCCGCAGATGGCCATAGCCTGCATGAAGATACTCCCATTCCACCCCGATCGAGCCAACCGCCCCGTCGCCCTTCTGCTCCTCGCCGGTCCCGTCCCAGGCCCGGCCCCGGGTATGAACCGGCAGCTCCTCGCCGCAGATGGCCGGCTTGTCGCCAGTGTCCACGGGCCCTGTCTGTGTGCAGCGGTAGTGGCGAAAATCGGCCCGCCGTTCGTCCCCGACATCGGTGGTGGTCCGCACCTGCCAGGCCCGCACATCGGCGCCGTCCAGCAGGTCCAGTTCGAACAGGCCGCCCACATGGCCGGCCTCAAAGACCGGGCCGCTGGCGGTCAGGGTCACGGCGCCGCCGACGCTGAAATCTCCCGCCGCCGACACGGTTAGGGTCTCATCCCGGTTGCGGTCCCGGAACGGCCCGCCGACCGGCTGGAAGGGGGCCAGCACCCAGTCGAGATTGCTGCGGCGGCTCAGGGTCATGGGCGGATGGCCGGCGCAGGCCAGATAGACCACATCGCCCGACTGCTCGAACCGTATGCCGAAACTGCCATCGGTGCGGGTCAGGTCGGCCGCCAGATAAGGGCTCTCGATCTCGAGGATTTCCGGCGAGACCCCGCCCGTGGTCAGCCGGCCACGGTTGCGGAAGAACCGGACATAGCCGGGGCCAAACTCCAGCACGAAGGCGTCACCCTGGCTGAAGATGAAGGGCGCCAGCCAGCTTCGGCCGGCGCAGTCCTTTACCGCCCCGACAAAGACGCTGCCGGCGGCCCGCTGCAGGGCGCCCTGGACCCGGGGGATCAGGTTTTCGCATCGGCTCAACCCGGTGCGCCACGGTTCCAGGTCCGGCCGCCCTCCCATCAGGGGCGACAGTTCTCCGGCATTGAAGGCGGTGATGGCGGGATTGGCTCGCATGGCGCTCCGGTCCTGGCTCGGGGGTGGGAAGGGGTGGTCAGGACCGGACGGTCAGCCAGTCGCCGTCCGGGGTCAGTTCCGGCGGCGCCTCCATGGCGTTGACCCGGAAGGCCTCGCGCAGGGCCAGCTGATAGTCGCGGACGGCGGCTTCCCGCCGGCTGCTTGACTGGGTCAGTTTTTCCGAAAGGTCCGCCGCCAGACGGCAGACCACCGCCTCGGCGAACAACGGATCCCAGGCCGTCACATCCACCACCTTCCGGACATAGCGGATGGCCAGGGGCGCGGCGGCGTTGGTCAGGATCCGCCCGCCTTCGAGGGCGAAGGCTCCGCCCGGCGCGGCCGGCAGCCCGGCCACCTCCACCAGCTGCAGGCAGTCGGCGGGCAGGGGAAACTGCCTTGCAAAGCCGAAGGCCGGCGCTGATGCCTCTGCCGCCAGATGCGCCCGGGCCATGGCGAAATGCCAGCGGCCTGTCCTCAGGACCAGGTCGCGGACATCCTCGATCCGGCTGCGGATCCAGCGGGCCTTGTCGTCCTCGTCGTCCAGGGACAGGACGCCGCCCTGGCCCAGTCTGGCCAGGGCGGCGTTGCCGACGGCGGTCAGGGAAGCGGGCATCGCGCCGCCTCCCCGCCCTGGAGAGCTGCGGACCTCAGCATCCGGCGCAGAACCGCACCCGCAGGCTGATGGTCCCGGTCCCGGTGCCGGCCGTGTCGCCGGTCAGGGCCAGGTCATAGTCCACCTGCGGATCGGCGCTCAGGCCCAGCCGCTCCCAGAGCCGTTTTTCGATCTGGTCGATCCGGGCGGCGCTGGCCTCGTAAAGGACCTCGGTCCCGGCCTGGGCGGCGGACAGGTCCAGGGCTGTGGCGAACAAGTCGTCATCGACCGCCGCGCCGCCGTCATCGGCGGTGCGATAGACCCCGAGATCAAAGGCCGTGGCCCCGGTTATGGCGTCGCTGAACAGGGTCAGTTGCGAGACCCGGTCGGAGGACCGCAGCCGGGCCAGGCGATAGACCGAGCCGTTGTCGTCGGCGGCGGCCACCTGGACCGTCCCGACCCCCTCGAACAGCGATCCCCGCACCAGATGGGCGGGGCTGGCAACCCGGGGCAGGGCGTCCCGGTTGCCGATGGCGGTGGACTTGGTATTGGCGACAGGCATGTCAGCTCCTTGAAATGCGGGAAGGGCGGGGTCTGGTGGTCTTCAGCTCTCGGCGCAGAGCACCTCGACCACCTTCTTCTCCTCGGTGCGGGTGGCGCCGATGGTCACCGAGCCAGTGATCTCCATGGGATTGCCCTCCAGGTCGCGGCGGGGGCCGATATCGGTGGCGACGTCCGACCAGATGCCCAGATGCATGCCGCTCTTGGCGTAGATCGGCACCCGGCGGTGGGCGCCCGACAGGGTCAGGCGCTCGCAATGGACAAAGTCGATCCCCAGGAACCGGGTGATGATCCCGTCCTTCAGGACCGGCCGATCGCCGCCATTATAGTCGGCCGAGGTGATCTGCATCTCGCCTAGCAGGGCGTCATGCTGGATGCTGTTGACCACGCAGAGGATCTGGTCGCTGGCCAGGTCCACCTCATTGGCCATCAGAATCTTCTTGGCGGCCCGCAGCTTCAGGACATTCAGGCTGGAGGCGGCGCCGCCGACATCGACGGCCACCCTCTGGCCGGCGGGAAAGGCGGTGGTGGTCCCGCCCTGCTTGCCGGTCCGGGCATCGGCCCAGAAGGCGCGGATGATCTCGTCATCGATCCGCCGGCCCAGGCTGGCGGTGCAGGCCTGGACCAGGGGATTCTGCGGGTCGGACGCCGTCTGCAGCAGGTCGATATTGTCGATGATGTCGCTCCAGTCGAAGAAGCGCGGATAGGCCCAGCGCCGGTCGACCGGCGTGTTTGCGGCCTCCTTGGGCGTGGCGCGGCCGGTGCGCTCCCGCGCCTCGGTGACGCCATATTGATCGACCGGCGAGGCGCCTTCGCCGCGGTGCTGGCCGGTCATCACATGCTGGCGCAGTTTCGAGCCCCGCTGTTGCAGCAGCAGGCTGGCGGTCTTGGCGAACTCGATGCGGTAGTGGCCGCTCAGGTCGGTCATGTCTTGGATCTCCGGGGGATGGGGTTGGGGCGCGGCCGGCCCGGACTTGCGGGCAGGCAGGGTCGGTCACGCGGGGCCAGGGGCGCCGCGATCGGTTGAAGGTCTTGAGGGGTGTGGCTGTTGGCGCGCGGCCTCAGGCGGCGCCGGCGATCCGGGTCAGGCGGGTCCATTCGGCCCGCTCTTCGGCGCCGCCGGCCATCCAGCGGGCCTGCCAGGCCTGGTCGCGGCGCAGGGAGGCGATGCGGCCTTCCGCCTGCTGCGGGGTCAGGCCAAAGCCGCCCTGGCCTTCGCCCTCGATGAACCGGTCCTCGCCGAGGCCCTGGCCGATCCTGGCGAACAGGCTGACAGCCCGGCGGGTGCCCAGACCCGCCTCGATGGCCGCCATCTCGTCCCTCGTGACGCCAAAGGTCCGGGCGCCGCGCTGGAACTGCTCACGATTGGCGGCGAACCGGGGTCCCCATTCGGTCTTCAGGGCGTCCCAGTCCCTTTGCGACTGCGCCTGAAAGTCCTGCTGGTCCTGGGCGGCTCTTGCCTCGACATAGGCGTTCCATTTCTCGGCCAGGGCGCCGGCCCGGGCCTTGCCCACCCCGGCCTCGAACAGCCATTCGGCGGCCTGCTGGCTGAAGGCGGCATCGGCTCCCGCCAGCTCGCCCAGGCCATAGTCGGCGGCGCTGTCCGGCCGGCCGAGGGCCCGGAACAGCCGGTCAAAGCCTTCGGCGTCGCTTTCATCCGTAGGCAGATCAATAGACCGGGACTCGGGCAGCAGGGGCGGCCCGGCTGCGTCCGGCGGGGCCGCATCGAGGCCCGGTTCCGTGGTTTCGGCAGGGGGCGGGGCGTCAGTCATCGGCTTCATCTTCCTTGAGATTGAACAGGGCCCGGTCATCAATGGCGACCATGGCGCGGATGCGGTTGAACACCTCCTGCCGGCCGATCAGCCGCAGGGTGGCCAGGGGATCGACGGCGCCGTCCGCCGTCCGGGCGACCGGCGCCTCGGGGACCAGGCAGAACCGCCTCAGGTCGGCCAGCACGGCCCGGGCCTCGCCCGACCGGCCATCGCCAAACAGGGTCTGGTAGGCGCGCTTTCGCCGCAGCAGGGGATGCAGGATCATGCGGCGTCTCCCAGGGGGCGCGCCTCGCTGTGCAGCAGGTCCAGGGGCGCGCCGCGAATCTCGGCCAGCCGCCTGAGGGTCTCCGGACCCTTGATCAGGCTTGCGGCGGCGGGGTCGAAGGGCGCGATGGCCGCTGCATCCTCCAGCAGCCGCAGGATCGCCACCCCTTCCTCCGCCCGCTGGGCCCGGGCCAGGGGCGAGGTGTATTCCACGTCGGCCGTCACATCCTCCAGACTGTCCAGCTCCGGCGGCATGGGCGGCAGGACGCCGGAGGTGGCCAGGATGTCCAGCTCGGCCTGGATCAGGGGGGCCAGAAGCTCCGACTGCAGCCGGCCCATGACCGGCGCCAGCAGGGCGCCCTTTTCCTGGGACCGCAGCATGGCCTCGGTGGCCGTCATCTGCGGGGTCTCCACCAGGATCTGGAACAGATTGACCAGGAAGGCCTGGTTGATGACCTCCCGGGTCTGGCTGACCATCTCCAGGGTGATCGGCAGGTTGGCGCCCACCTTCAGGGGCTTGACCAGTTCGGCGCCGTCAAGGCCCAGCGCCCCGCGATTGAGCGCCCGGGGCTGCAGCTTGAAGCCGGTCATGCCGCCCTCGTCCGACAGCAAGAGGGGCGGTTCGGCGATCAGCTGGCCGGTGCGCAGCAGGGTCTTCTGCTGCTCATTGACCGTCTTGATATCGGCCAGGACGGTCATGGCCGGGCCCCGGCCATAGACCTCGCGCGGCGCCGTCACATAGCGGGCCACGGCATAGCGCTGGGTGCGATAGCCCTGTTCCTTGACCACCCGGCGCTCTTCGGGCGCCACATGCCAGCTGGCATAGGTCATGCCCCGCCAGTCCTGCCGCGACCAGTCGGCGTCGTCCCGGGGGCGGACGCAGTGGATGACCTCGAACCGCCGGTGCGGCTCCTTTTCGGCGGCCCGGGCGATGCTGGCGGGGGTGTCGTCGCCGAACCGCCGCAGCCACTGGCGGGCGGTCAGCTCGAACCGGCGGTGGACGGTGTCGACCATCCCCTGGAAGTTCTCGGAAAACCAGGTCTGGGCAAACGGCACTGACCGGTAGCGCAGCCCGCCGGCCAGGTCGTCATCGACAAACAGCACGCCGTTGCCAAAGGCGCCCAGCCCCACATAGGTCTCATGGGCCTGGCTGGCGAAATTGGCTCCGGCGGCATAGCGGGCGGAAAACAGCGCTGTATTGACCGCCTGCAGCCAGGCCCGAACGGCCTCGGGCAGGGGCGCCGTCTGGCCCCGGTCGTCCCGCCAGTTGCGGATCACCAGGTCATGCCAGCGCAGGGTGCGCGGAGTCAGCATGTTCTCCATGGCGGCGGCAAACCGGTCCAGGGCGAGCGGCGCGGTGGAGTCGAACAGCTTCTCGTCGATCCGGCCGCCCGGGCTGCGGACCCCCTTGCCAAAATCCCTCTGCCGGGTCAGGACCCGCTCGGCCACCTCCTGGCAATGAGCGTCCAGGCCGGACCGTTCGGCCTCCATCCAGGCCTGCTGGCGCAGCACATCCTCGGCGCGATCATCGGGCAC